GGTGCATATTCAGCTTGCTCCACTTTGTCAGTAAGGTGATTAAATCTTTTTAAGCCACTTCCCTTGCCTGCAAAGTAGGCAAATCCCCCTGCCTGCGTAAAGAATACATCTTCACCCTTAAACGTAAGTGCCGGGGTAGGAATTGTTACCGCCCCGCTATCCTCTATACGAAACAATATGTCTGACGCTTGTATTGGAGCTTCCATCATGGCAAGATTAAACTTCGTAGTTCCCCCCGACGACAAAAATCTAAACATACTGACTATCTTGCCTCCCCCGTTCGGACTGGCAGGAGTATTGACAAAATTCAGAAATATTGAATCCCCGCCAGTAAATACCTTCTGTGTATAGCCCCTTCGCCTTTTCAATACCCCGAGTTCTGTAAATATATCTACATTCTTTTCGTCTACTGCCTGGGCGTCAAATATCATATGCTTGGCGTATTTGGCATTACGCCCCCCCGCTATACTTGGTATATAATATGGTATTGACATATATTAGTAGATAGCTTTCAACCTCTTTATTTCTTTTCTAACTTCGTCCTCAGTCCATCTGGTCTTTCCGAACATAGCTTCCTCGTCCGCCTGTCTTTGTCGTTCTGCTTCCGCCTGAACCTTTCCTGCCACATAAAGAGGAAGTGCTTCCGTTGCCGCTCCCTTGACCACGCCCCTAATTCCTGCTTTGGCAAAACTTTTCAATTTTCTGCCGATAGGGACTTTTCCAACCCCTTTGGCTCTTGCAAGTTCCTTTCTCGCTAAGAATTCTTCTTGCAATTTTGCTTTCGCTACAGCCGATTTGCTTGCCTTCCCTCTTATCACCAATGCTTTAGGCGGCAGGTTAATTTCGGGTATTTTAACTGGTCTGTATTCGCCTGCGGAAGTTTGCCATTTTGATGGCTGACTTTGTGCCAATTTCTGTTTTCTGTAGAATTCCGCTTCGGGTGAATCGGCTGGTATCGAAATATACTTTGCTTTCCCTGCCGACTGCTCCGACACTCTCTTCAGCATCTCCACTCCGGTTTTAAACTTTCTGCTCATACCGCCCATTGCCGTTGCGCCCATAATTTTTTTATCTAAATCCGACGCCTCTTTATCTAAATCGATTTCTCGTTGCGAGGGAGGGTTATTGCCTCGGATATCTCGCATTTTCTTTACTTCATTCCTCATTGCCTTGAGCTTATCCTCGTCCATCATTGCCGAAACTGCCTGCTGTTCAGTAAAACCTTTTTGTTTTAATTCTGCTTCACGTTCCCTTGCCTTTTCCTGGCGGGTTAGTGGTGGTAGTCCTAAATATTTTTCGGAATATTCTCTGCTGTAGGGAACAACTATTTTGGGCCTACTTCTTTCTTTTTCTGCCAGTTTCATTTGTGCCAATTCTGCAAGAGAAGGCGTTGCGGGCCCCTGTGGTTGTCCGCCACCACCAGTTATAGGCAAGGTTGGCTCTAACCCCGCCGCATATGTTTGTTTTGCCCTCGCCTGTTCTATTGGAGCATAGTATTGTTTAAATGCAAGCGTTCCTTCTTTCTCTTTCGCTATCACCTGTCTTTGTTTCTCGAGTTGAGCTTTCAATTCGGTTGACCTATCAAGTTGTGCTTGTATGTCAGGAAGTGGCTCGCCCACCCTTTTAGACACAGGAGGAATTAACGATGAAGGACGATAAGGAGTTGCTGGCGTTTGTAGAATTGGAATCTGTTGCTGCTGTTGTTGTTGCAATAAATATTGAGCTATCATCTGTTGCTGTTGTCTTTGCCTCAACAATGCCATTTGTTGCTGAGTTTGTAAGGGTGTTTGGAAATATTCATATCGAGGAGTCGTATCCCAGTTGGCGGGTGTTGTTGTTGCAGTTCCTCCCCAAGCTCCTGTTTCGTATGCCATAATTTTAACCTCCTACGCTTCTGTTATTCTGTAATTGTAAAGGTGCAAAATGTCGTCTTATATCATCAACCTTTGCAACATAGGTATCTCGAATTTGAGGAATAGGATTATTTAAGCTTTCGCCTAACTTGACCGCGGCGCCATAAGCAATCGCTTCCCTAAAATCTTCAGGAACATCTGGAACATCTTCCACGGCCTCCAGAAGTGGTGGTATATAGTAATAGAATAACTGCAAGGTATAGGCAGTAGTCGGGATAGGGGTTATGCCTATCTGCATTTGAGCGCCTTCGGATATTAAAAAGTAAGATATCTCATCCACATCAAACTTATGCAGTATATCCACCGCAGGAACTTTATCTGGCTCTTGCGAACCTGTCTTTTTGTATTGTATCAGGATTATCTTTATAAAGTCATCAGGCAAATCGTAAAATTCAGTTCCCGATACCAAGACAATATCTCCTTTCGTAGCGTATGCCCTTTCATCGTAACTGCGTATTATCCTTGCAATATCCCTAATTGCCAAATTTATACATCTGTCCACATCGTCAGTGTCATCAAGGGCAGATTTGCCTACCGGCTCATTTATGAGCAATCTCGTATGGGCCCTTAATTCCTCTAACGTGTTACAGCTAATTAACGCCATCCAATATACTCCTTGCTACCTTTTCAGGTGTAATAACGCCGCCGGCACCCGATTGAATTCTGTTGGTGTCCATCGCTTCCGTGAATATTTCTTCGCCAATGTTGAAATATCCCTTTCGCCTTTGCGATTCCTTTTGCTTATCCAACTCGGTAAGATACTCGCAATATGCCTTAAAATCAGGAAAATTTTTATGAGTATCATTCATGCTGAGCCACCCAACCAATCTGTTGTCAGGCTTACCCTTTATCGTAGTAATATATACATACTGCTTAATTATTTTCGGCAAGACAAATCTGTCGTTTAATTTTATAATATGCGTCGATACTCCCTGCTTCAGTCGCCATAACTCATAATGCTTGTGCTTTGTGTTAAATAATAAGACAAGGTGAGAATCGTAGCTTTGCAATCTTTTCAGAATATCGCTCTTCTCATACCAATAAATGTCGTCTTTATGTTTAGCAAGATTAAAAAACATTACTGGATACCTCCTTGAATTATGGGCGGAGTTGTTGCTGGTGCTGGCGATTTCTCGGGTTTCGCTATACCTTCGTAACCGGCTATCACCGGACGAGTCCCTGAACGTATAAGTTCCTCGAGGTCAGGATTCTGTTTCAGTAATTTATTGGCTTCGTGAGCCCTTATGTGCAATGTTCTCCTGTCAAGAGATGCCTTATCCTGTATAGCGCCGCTTCTTATATCCTTAGAGTGTTCTACTATATGCACATCATCATCTTCGTATCTATTTACAAGGATATTCCCGCCGGCATCCATAATTTTGTTTTCCTCGTAAGCCCAAACTCTGTCTATCTGTGATTCATCCCACGCTTTCTCGTTATTCTCGAAATTCAGCATACGGGCTACCCTTTGTCTCACTATCGCGTCGGTAGGAAGCCCAAATAACCCCTGAGTAAATGCTTCCATTACCTTCTGTTCCTTTGCCATTTGTGTCATAGGAATACCGCCCTGCGAAATCAATTTTACGTATTTCGGGTCAGGTAAATCGCCACCCTTGAATGTTATCTGTCTTGGCAACACCCCGTCATAAAGTTCGATTATCTGCTCTTCGGTATACATTTGCTTGGCTATTGTCAATAAATGCCTTGCAATCTCCTCGTCTGCTCTATCTATTGACTTTTTCAGTTCCGTCAAAGAAAGATTGTCGCCTTCCTGTAACTGCCTGATAGCTTTCCCGCTTTCTATGTTCGGAGGAACCGTACCTCTCGATACTTCGTGCAAACTCATAAGGTCGTATAAACTCGACACCACTAATTGAGGATGCATAACTATATGCTGAGGCAACGGATTGGGCGATATTTGAACCGGCGGTGCTCCGCCAGTTTGTATTTGATAGACAGTAAGGTCTTTATCGTTTTCATCTGTTGTCGATTTTGGCATATTGCCTTGAACTGCCACCTTTGTCTTGCCAAGCTTAAGTATCATCTGAAGCAAGCTACTCCGGGTTAAATTAAATTCTACTTGCAATGGCAAGGCATTTTTAAGCTGTGAAGGCCCCCAGAACATTAGAGTATTAGAGTTATCCTTTGCGTGAGCAAGACGAAGCGGTTTTACTTTGGCAAGATACGTTTCGTCGCTATCCTCATACTCAAGTATACCATCATCGTTGATCACGACAAAATACCTGCCCTTTTTATATTTCCTTGACGGGCGTTCCCAGTATCTCTCTATCCTGACTATATCTTCTTTGGTTAGGTAATTCGTCCACGTATCTCTACCACCCACTGCATCGCCAAGCAAAAGCGAAAAATTACTTGTATCGGACGTATATTTATAAGGATAGAATAACTTTTCGTCTGCGTCGGAGAATCTTAATTTTGCTTCCTCTATTGGCAAGAATTCCTGTATCTTTACCCAAAAGGCATTTTTTATATCGGTCGCTCTTGAATGCACCATAACATCAAAGGGGCTTCTTACTGCTATTTCAGGAAATCCGTGTATGTCTATTGCCTCCTGAAAGCCATTGCCTAACATTACTCCATCGTTTAAGAAATTTTTACGATAACCGCTATTGCTATTTTGTCTGTAAATCCACTGCATTACGTCGTTACCTAACCGCGCCTGCATTATCTTGTCAGGTCTTGTTCCCGCGGGAAGCACCATTACCTCTACTTCTTCCTGTAAAAACTTATTTACGATTTTCTTTGCAGTCGGCTGTATCTTGTTATCCGTTACTCGCGTATCGGTTTTCTTTCTGGGCAAGTTAAATATAACGTTATTCTTGCGAGTTAAGGAGTTCGATTCATCGAGCCATTGATGCCCGAGCCAGAACAGATATATCCTGAACCATTCGCTTTCCTGCAAATCCCGAACTTCCTGATAATTTTTATTTAGCTTGTTAACTTCTGCAACCGCCTCGTTTATTATTCGTTGCTTTGCAGACGGACTATACCCACCTGTCCAAGATTTTTGACCGGCTATTGTTGTCATAACATACTGCTTGCTACTTCAAGCAAACCCTCGTCCCTGACTATCCTTCTTTTCTCAATAATATCCCAAGCCCTACGAGACGTTGCGTCGACGGTGGTATCATCTTTAATCTCAGGAATAGTGGATATGCCATCTAAATTGAGAAGTATATACCTCAGACACGACACAAGGTGCTCATTTTTAAGCTTTAACCTGCCGCTTAACCATTTCAACTGGTCTATTTCCTGTGCTAATTTTTGGCAATTTCTGAAAACGAAAAGCTTCGGAGAACCCGGCTTGTCTGTATGCGGATTAAGTATATCATTACTTATAAGCAAATTTTCTCTTATTTTGTTGATACCCATAGCAATCGAGTTGTTGGCAAGTATGCAAGGTATTCCGTTGTCAGCCCACTCCTGCAAGTAAGATACACCTGTAGAGTAGCCGCGCCGGCGAGCAGTGGGGCCATCAATAGCTGTGAATTCGTAATTCTCATTGAAAGACATAGCTATAATATTTGGAGCATTTTGTTTTATAGATAAATCTTTTTCGTAGTATTCGTCATATGCGTATCTATGCCCAGTAGGTGCAAGTGCTATCCATAGACATCCAGTAGGCGCACCTATCCCCATATCGATACCCCGAACTCTTTTCCAGTTAGACGGAATATCAAATGGCTCTATGAAATGCACTTCGGGAGTCCATTCGGGCAACGTTTTCTTTGTTATGATATCATAATTCCCATCCAGATATTTTTGCTTATCTTCTTCCGTCATATCCGAAAGATTGGAAATATATTCAGGCGTAAGATTCCTTATGTTATCGTTTGTCGTGCCCTCAAGAAAAGTATAGTTATCCTTAGGGTGATTGGCAAAGTCATCCCATATCCAATTATGCCCATCGGGATTTGCAAGTAGCAACCCGGTCAGCGAAAAGTTTTTATATTTATCTTCCGAATACGGAAGCGGTATATGCCTCGTCCTGCCTTTTAGTGTATCAAATACTTCTTTGTCAAGTTCTTCCGCCTGGTCTATCATCCAGCCGCCAAGCTGCATATTCTTGTAACCTTCCCACTTATCAAGTGCCCTGAATATAACCTTTGAGCCCAGGCCATCAAATTCCAGTTCTCTTTTGCCCCGTCTCCATTTCGTAACTATTCGCCTGCCGAATACCTCTTTGGGTATCAATGCCATAAACCTATCTATAATAGAATCGTCCAGTTCTCTATAAATTGCCTGTCCTACGAGAATATAGTTATACGGATAGCGGATACAATTTAATATCTGATATCGCATTCCTGGGTCTGTTTTACCACATCCCCAGGCGCCAACAAAAGCTTTGAAATAAGATGGTGGCCCCAAAACAGGAAGTCCATTTTCGTCGTATACCGTTACTCCTTGTCTGTTTTTTACAGGAACTCTATCGACAGGAGAATCTTTTATCTCGACTAAAGGATTTTGCGTAGATAATGGCTTCCATCTTGGCCATAAATCCTTAAAGGTGACATTGTTTAACTGCTCCTCGAATGTCTTTTCTTCAGCCATCTATATTTCCACAAATCCAACATTACGCATTAACCTAATTCAATAGCCGATCGCGGTCTCCAGATAATATCTACTGTTGCCGTTCCGCTGCCCGAAGCCGCTTTGGCATAACCAAGAACCTTTCTCAATTGAGGAGGAGTGCTTGGCGATGTTTTGGTTACCGTTCCCGCAACCGACGCACTCAAGTAAAGGGGGTCATTGGATACTATAATTTCAGTATCAGCTTCCTTTAGGCACTTCGTTATGGGCCCCATATCCACAACGCCTTGAGCATCCGTAAGTATAGCAGCGGTAACTGCGCCGATAGCCCTTACGGTAGCTGCCGCAGTCGCTATTGCTTTTATCATCTTATCGGAAGCATTCATACAAACTACATTATTGGCAAGTAAATCTACGCCCGCAGTAAACATTACTTGAGAATCTTCCGAAGCGTCAAAAGCTGGCTCGGGAGCAAGGAATATAAATCCAGTAGAGCCATTACTGATTGCGTCTTTTGCTGTGCCAAGTTTTTTTACTATTCCCGTTGCAGGTTTTGTGCCTGTAACTTTTCCTGCGGTAGTTTGGGATACATATACCGAACCGCCAGCAGCAACCGCGCCGCTTGCGTCGGTAGATACTTTAGCAATGCCACTAAAAACTGTGTCAATGGCGGTAGTGCCTGCAATGTTAGTAACACCTATCGCTTCAGCCGTAGCCGTTGCGTCTGCTTTTGATAATGCCAGTCCGTCTATAGTTCCGTCAGCCCAATAGACAACCATATTGGCTGCCACGCTTGCATTCTCTAAACCATTCAGAGATTCGCCAACAGCGTCTATAGCTACATCCGTCCCTCCGTCAAGGATTCTCTTTAACTGTTTTAAGTAATCATCTACGCTAAAAAGTAGTTTCTGTCTTGCCATATATTACCTCCTATGTAGTTTCAGGTATAAGTTTATCCTCTATCTTTTCGCCCAAATCCCTTAATCTTTTAACGATATGTCCTCTGCCCTTAAAATTAACTTGTCTTTGCTTTGCTATAGCTTCTACTTTATCCTTATCGCCGATATGAACGAACATGGCTTGCTGCTCTTCGAGCCATATATCTTCATTCTTAATACCGTCATACATTTGAAAAAGTATCAGTTTTCTTTGCTCGTCATTAGCCATTATGCTATACCCTCTGCGGTCTTTACCGCATTTTCTAAGTCAGTAACAAAATCGTCCCAAGTTTTAGTTCCTGTCGGTTTTGCTGTTTCAAGAGACCTGCCAGCAGAAATTTCGGTTACATCATCTTTGACGCCATAATTGACTACCGCATTTGCTTCGCCTTTAGTAAAACAAATCTGTATGTTGCCATTCAAAACTTTCGCCATATATAAACTCCTTTCTTTATCCTGTCGTTGTCATAAGTTTTAACGCTGTTCCGTTTATAACCACATCCACATAACCATCGTTTGTGTAGGGTGCTCCGGCCGTTGTCTTCGTTTCGCTTGCCGCTTGCATTACAAAACGTCTTGTAACATCACTCTCTGTTAAAGTAAATCTGCCATTGTATTCCACCGCTCCCGCTTCTGGAGTAGCAAGATTTACGCCACTCGTAAATAATAATGGGGAATCACCCGCAGACGCTGTTCCTGCCGCAAGCGTTATGTAATTTGGCAATAATCTCGCCCCGTTAAAAGTAAATGTAGATAAATCGGTCAACCTTCCATTGGTTGTAGTAAATGGAACTCTACCAGAAGTTAAAGTTATATCTTCTAATACAAATCTTTTTCTTGATGCTCCAGTAGTTATTGTAAAGAATAAGTTGTCGGTGGTAAATTCTACTGCTCCAGCTTCGGCGGTTGTCATAGATGTTCCAGATGTAAATTTTAATGGTGCTGTATCTGCTGAAGCTGTGCCTGCCTTAATATGCAATACTGCTGTCGGAGATATTAAGCCTATTCCTACATTGCCACTTGCAGTTATCCTTATTCTTTCGGTCAATGTAATAGAACCAGAAGGAGTGGTGTAAAACGACAAATATGCTGGAGCTGATGTGCCTGACCAATTTGCCTCAGCTACAGTTTCAATAGATGCTCCACTTGCAGTGGCAGCTGTGGTGCTATATCCTAGAAAAAGTAATCTACCTAATTTATCTCCTAACATTACTGCTAATGGTGCAGCTATTGTTCCTTTGCCCCTTACTAAAACAAAATTTGGTTGATGAGCCGCCGTATTACTATGCACTGTAGTCCATAAATATTCATCATTACCCTCTCTACTTAACTGCAAAGTTATCCCCGTCAATGATGATGATAATACAGTTGTAGTTCCTATAACTATTCTGCCTGATGTCGGATTTACGAATAGATTACCACCAGTAGTTGTTATAGTGTTAGCGGCGCTACCAATTATAACTGAATTGACTGTTATAGAAAATGCACCAGCTGCCCAATTTCCAGTTAAAGCCCTTGTGCCGCCTGCAAGTAAATAATTAGTCAATGATTGTGTCTCATCAACCGTTATCGTATGTGGAGTAGTTCCGCCAGCTATCGTAAATCCAACTGCCTGTGAAGTTAATGTTAATCCATTATAAGTTTTCCCGGTTAAGGCAGAAGCTATTTTCCCATCGGCTATTGTCGTTCCCTGCCAAGTTCCTGTTGTAATAATTCCTAATGTAGTTATTGAAGTTTGACCTACGTAAGTTGCGGCTACATC